AGTTTGCGTGCGTGATGTCAGTACTCGGGCGGGGGGGTTTCCCTCGCAGGGGTCCAGAAACGGGCCTAGGAGACGCCCCGATGGGTGCATTGGGGCTACCGTCCGATGCCTAGCCCCAAGGGCGGCAGGCCGCGAAAGCCCGACGCGCTAAAAAAGCTGCACGGCACGGCGCGTAAGGACCGCGCAGTGGAGTCCACGGCGAGCGCGACGGGGATGCCGACGCGGCCCATGGGGTTGAGCCAGCAGGCCATAAGGGTCTGGAAGTCGCTTGCGCCGAAGCTCCACGGCCTCGGATTGCTGTCTGATATCGACCAGAGCACCTTCGCGGTCTACTGCCAAGCCTACGCCGACTGGTTGGAACTCACTCGACTCCTCAACAAGCTCGGGGTCGCAAACTGCTACAGCGAGACGGAGTCCGGTTACCGCCAAGCGATCCCAGAGATCGCCGTCCGTGACAAAGCGTACCAAGTGATGCAACGCTTAGAGACGCGGTTCGGGTTGGACCCGTCGAGCCGTAGCGGCATCGCCGTCGAGGGCAAGCAGAAGATCGCGAACGCGACCGAAGAGTTCCTCTTCGCTCCGAGAGTGATCGCGTGACGCATGCCGTCGCTGCGTTAGACGCTGGGACCGAGTTGGTGCTCGAACTGTTGGAGACAGATCGCGCAATTGGCGAGCATGAGAGGCTCGCACGTGAGCGCATCCTGCGAGCGCACGAGGAGTGGCCGGACAAAGGCTACACGTTCGACCTCGCGGCTGGCCTTCGCGTCATCGAATTTGTCGAGGGCTACTGCCGCCACTACAAGGGCGAGTGGGCGGGCAAGCCGATGCTGCTGGAGAACTGGCAGAAGGTGATTCTGCTGGAGGCGTTCGGCTGGATGCGCGAGGACGGGTTTCGGGTTCATCGCACGATGTGGCTGGAGCTAGGCAGGAAGAATGGCAAGTCCGCACTCGCCGCCGCGCTCGGTGTTTATCTTCTGGTCGCTGACGGGGAGCAGGGCGCGGAGGTCTACTCGTCGGCGACGAAGCGTGACCAAGCGCGGATCGTGTTCCAGTTCGCCAAGGAGATCGTCAACCAGAGCCCCCGGCTCTCGGAGCACATCAAGGTTCAGCGGACCAACATGAGCGTGATGCGTACCCGCTCGAAGTTCGAGCCGTTGTCCAGCGAAGGCGATACGCTGGATGGGCTATCTCCCCACGGTACGATAATCGACGAACTCCATAGTCATAGAGACAGGTCGGTGTACGACAAGCTGATCACGGCGCAGGCGTCACGCCGCCAGCCGATGAGCGTCTGCATAACCACGGCGGGCATCTACGATCCAGAGCGGATCGGGTGGCAGCTTCACGAGCACGGTGTTGGCTTGCTCAACGGTACAGTAGAGGACGATAGCTGGTTCGTCTGGATCAGTGCCGCCGACAAAGGCGACGACCCCTATGCCCCTGAGACGTGGCAGAAGGCGAACCCGAATCTTTCTGTGAGTATCTACCCAGACTTCATCGAACAGCGAGCGAGCGAGGCGTTGTCGCAGCCGAGTAGCCTGAACGCATTTACTCGCCTCCACCTCAACCAGTGGACGCAGCAGATCGAACGGTGGCTAGATATGAACCACTGGGACGCCTGCAATCACGAGGTGAATCTCGACGAACTGGAGGGCCGCGAGTGCTACATGGGGCTCGACCTGAGCAGCAAGCTCGACCTCACCGCGCTCGCACTGATCTTCCCGCCAACCGACGACGACCTGTGGCGGCTGTGGGTGAACTGTTACATCCCAAGAGAGTCGATGGCGGAGCGCGAGCGCGTCGACCGCATCCCGTACTCGATGTGGGAACGGGAGGGTTGGATCACGCCCACCGACGGCGACGTGATCGACTACACTTGGATCGAGCGGGACATCGTGGAACTCAGCGAACGCTTCAACGTGCAGGAGGTCGCCTACGATCCGTGGTCTGCGCAGCAGACGGCGCTACGGATTCGAGACGACATGGGCCTGCCCGTCGTGCCGATCCGTCAGGGGTTCATGTCGCTCTCGGAACCGACGAAAGAGTTCGAGCGGCTGGTAGTCTCTGGCAAGCTGGCGCACGGCGGGAACTCGTGCCTAGCGTGGCAGGCGAACAACGTGACGGTTCGGCACGATCCAGCAGGCAACATCAAGCCCGACAAGGGTCAGAAGACGCACAAGATCGACGGCATCGCCGCATCAATCATCGGGCTGGCCCGCGCATCTCTGTGGGACGGCGGCAGCGTTTACGAGGACGAGGGGATTTTCGTACTATGATGAAGCCAGACTTGCGTGACGTGCATATCTATGGTGGGACGGTCTCAGTGTCCGTGGGGGTGCTCGCTTATACTGGATGGCCGGGGGGGCTCATCGCGCTCGGCGTCGTGCTTCTCTACCTTGGCACGTATCGGATGGGGAGACTCTGATGGGCATCTTTTCGATCTTAGAAGAACGGCAATCGCCGGGACCGCTCGACGACTTCTGGTATGAGTCGACGACCGGAGGGCTGGGCGACGGGGATGTCAGCCCGCACACGGCGCTAAACTCGACGCCCGTCTGGGCGGCGGTCAACCTGATCTCAGGCACCATCGGAAGTCTGCCGCTCGTCCTGTACCGCGAGATGGAGAACGGCGGCAAAGAACGCGCCACGGATCTCTCGCTGTTCGACCTTCTGCGCTGGCAGCCCAACGGCTTCCAGACGGCTGTCGAATTGATGGAGATGGGCCAGGGGCATCTATGCCTGCGAGGCAATGCCTTCTTCCGGCTGGAGACCAACCGCGCTGATGAACTGATCGCCATTGTTCCGCTACATCCAGACAAGATGAAGCTCAAGCTGCTGGATGGTGGCGTTATTGAGTACCACTATCAGCAAAGCATCGGCACTCCTCGCGTCTTCTCAGCCGAAGAGATCATGCACGTCAAGGGCATGAGTTCTGACGGGCTCATCGGCTACAGCCCGATCACCATCGGCGCGGGCACCATCGCACTCTCGCAGGCGGCGGAGCGGTACGGCTCGCGGTTCTTCAACAACTCGGCGACACCGAGTGGAATACTGAGCCACCCCGGCAAGCTAAAGCCCGAAGCTCGCAGCAACATCAAGCAAAGCTGGCAGGCGGCTCACGGCGCTGGCAAGCAGCACTCGGTCGCGTTACTGGAGGAGGGCCTCGCGTGGACGGCGATGAGCGTGAGCCCCGAAGAAGCCCAGTTCCTTGAGACTCGGAAGTTTCAGGCAGAGGAGGTGGCCCGCCTTTTCAACGTGCCTCCGCACCTTCTCATGCTCCTCGACCGCTCGACGTTCAGCAACGTCGTCGAGCAGAACAAAGCGTTCGCTGTTAACTGTATCAGACCGTGGGCGATTCGGTGGGAGCAGGCGATTCGTAAGTCGATCCTCGAACGGTTCGGGGATCGCTCGCTGTCCACCGAGTTCGAGATGGATGCGCTGCTCCGGCCTGACACGATGGCGCGGGCACAGGCGAACCAGATACTCCTCCAGAACGGCGCACTCAGCATCGACGAGTGGCGGTCACGCGAGAACATGAACCCCCTCGACGACCGCGCTGGCGAGGTCCATTGGATGCCGCTGAACATCGCGCCCGTCAGCGTGGCCGAAGCGGGTCCAAGCGAAGAGGATGCCGCCCGCCAGCTACGCAGCGAACTGCGAAGCCAGCACGTCGAGGTCGACGACACCTTCGGCCTGTGTGAGCTTCGCAGTCTCTCGAACCGCCGCAAGATCGCGGAGGCGACGAGGCCGCTGATTGAGGACGCCAGCCAGCGGTTGCTGAAGCGCGAGGTGAAGGCTGTCCAGCGCATGATGAAGAAGCAGTTGTCTGGCCTACCAGACGGTCGCGAGTTGCGAGGCACGGACGGGCTGTTCACGGAGTTGGACGAGTTCTATCACGGCGACTTCATGGAGGTCATCGCGGAGGCTTTGCTCCCAGTGGTGCGCTCCTACGCCCGCGAGATTTACACCCAGGCGGCGCTGGAGGTTGGCTACCCGCCAGAGTTCACTCCTGACCTCGAAGAGTTTATCAGGGGCTACGTGGCGGTGGCCTCGGTGCAACACGCCAAGACATCGCGGCAGGAGCTACAGTCGCTTATCAGCAACCTCGACTTCACCGAGTTGGTCAACGGCTTGGATGTGAAGCTCGCGGAGTGGCTCGACAATCGAGCGGCGAGGATGGCGAAACGCCAGACGACTGAGGGCAACGGTGCCTTCTCCAAGTTTGCATATGTCGCGGGCGGCGTTGTCAGCCTGCGCTGGGTGACGGCTGGAAGCGCGACGTGCCCGTTCTGTAAAAAGCTCAACGGCAGAAGTGTGCTCGGTTCCGAAACCTTCCTGCAAGCTGGCACCGCGTTGGAGAGCGACGAGGGTAAGCTCAGGGTGGCCCGCAACGTGAATCACCCACCCGCCCATCCCGGTTGTGACTGCTTTATCTCCCCCGGCCTATAGAGAGGAATAGAACATGGACATCGAAAGACGAGACTACGACATCGAAGAGTTGGAGATCCGCGAGGCTGAAGGAGGAGCCAAGACCATCAGAGGGCTCGCTCTGCCGTTCAACAGGAACAGCGCGGACCTCGGCGGCTTCATCGAGCGCATCGATCCCGGCGCTGTCACTGTCGACAACACCGACATCGTGATGCTCTGGCAGCATGACTCGGCGGACCCGATCACTCGTCAGTCGAGTGGGCTCGAACTCGAAGTGCGGAAGTCTGGCCTCTGGTTCGAGGCGCAGGCCACCGACTTCAGCGACCGTCAGTTGGATCTACTCCAGCGCGGCGTGGTGAAGAACATGAGCTTCGGCTTCGTCACCATCGAAGACGAGTGGCAGCAGGAGTCGAAGCCCGTGGTGCGGACGCTCAAGCAGATCGAACTCAGGGAGATCAGCCCAGTCACGTGGCCCGCCTACAAGCAGACCAGCGTGGCGGTACGCAGTGCCCACGAGGCGGGCATCGACTTGCCGGAAGTGGAGGAGGAGGAGGAGAGGGTGACGCCCGACGAGACGGTCAGGCGCGAGCGGTTGCGGCTGGTGACGGTGGACCTATAAAAAAGAGGGGCCACCGCTTTAGCAGTGGCCCCTCGCACGTCCGCAGGAAAAGCCTTCAGGCACCTCCACGGTCGACGACGATCTTGAGGGGCTTCCAGTTGAACTCTTCTCTGGCGCAGTCTTGGCAGAAGTTGCGGTCGATTTTGTAGGCCCACCAGTGGGCGCGTGAGCCGCACGTGTCACACTTCTCGCGCTTGGTGTTGATCATCGCGAGCGGGGTGGAGGTGACCGTCTCAGGCCCCCTCCG